TGATTATACATCTAAACAATCTTCAGTTGTAACATCATCATCATCTTTATTGATGGAAACACCGTAAACATAATTATAACCCTTATTAATTTTAATTTCTAAATTATTACGATATAAATGAGGTTTAAGATATTCATTAAACTTTTTAGGGGTCATTTGATTATCGTATTTAGAAACATAATGTTTCTGTAATTCTGATACTTTAAATTTATCATTTTTATCTTTTGTAATATTAATATAAGCATTAAACCATAAAGCTAGGGGGTCATTATCTTGAATATAACTATTAACATTTTCTTGAATAATTTGAGGTGTAGGGATATCTTTATTTTTCCATTTAAGCGACTCATCAATAAGCATTAAAATAAATTCATTATAATAATCTTGATTAAATCTATTTTTAAGGCTTCTATCTATTTGCTTATGATGTTCACGAGTTGGATTATCAACAAATGAATAAGGAAAATCAACTATTTTTAATCTTCTAGAGATACCATCATCTGTATTATTAATTTTTGGTAGTTTATTACATTGTAAAAATAAGTTAAATTGTGGTTTAAATGTAATATTTGATTTAAATAAATCACGAGCTGTTATTGAATCCTTCCCAGTTAAACTTTTAACTAATCCAATATTAAAAGTGCCACCATCACCGGCGCCATCATCAGGCTCGGATACTGAAGCAATACGAACCCCTTTAAGATTTACTAATGTACTGTTTGACTCTGTTGAACTCTTAGTTTTAGAAGTTAAGAAAGTGTTACCGCAAGTATAGTAATATTTCCCTAGTGTCTTTTCTAATAATGTAGACACTAACCCCTTACCATTACCACCAGAACCTAACCAAATATATAAACTTTCTGCATCATTAGAAAATAATGATTTAGATAATGAAGCCATAAAGTAATTTTTCATTTCAACTGATGAAAATAATGAACTAATAACAATATCAATATCTTGTTTTATTTCATTATTTCTTATTGGTTCTATTGTAGAGATATAACCCTTTGAATCTCTAAAAGTTTTACATTTAAGATTATATCCAGTCGTAATACTAATATAATCATTAGGTCTAATACATCTAAATTTCTCTAATTCATAATCATAAACAAAATTATCAAAAGCAAGTAATTTAATATTTGAATCAATTTTTTCGCTAATATCTTTAACATAATATTTCTCTCTCATCATTTCAGACACTCCACTAATAAATGATGAATTGCCAACTTTTTGAATAATGTTTAAAAGTTGTTTATTTAAAGTATTAAGAGATTTAATAATTTCTTCTGAATTTCTAATATCTCTTTCTTTTTCATCTTTATCTTTTTGATTATCTTTTTTAATTAAATTAATTTGTTTATGACAATCTATAATTCTATCATTATTCTTATCGATTATTTTGTATGCGTGATAATCGATACATTTTGGTATTAATTTAGAGAAACTAATAGGATAATTAGTTCTACTATTATGTAAAATATTACTATCTAATAGCTCATACCATCCTAAATGCTCACAAAACATATACTTATTTTTATAAGAATTATAAAATATTTCAGCCATTCTACTTTGATTAAATGTATCAGGATTAATACTAACAAATTGTGAATTTTCTAGCTCTTCAATGCTATAACCTTGATTAAATTCTTTAATAATAAATTTTAAATCTAAGCCTAATTTATCTTTAATGATTTTAGAGAAAGTATTTAGTAGTTCTTGTTCATTAATAACCTCTAAAGATTCATTTTCAATCATTAAACCATCATTACATAATACAGATGATGGTTTCTCAAAAGAAATAATTTTATTTTCTACACAATATGAATAGACTAACTCTAGACATTGACACTCAATCTCTTGTAAAACATAAGCAACAACACGACGCATCTCTTTACTACTATTATCTCCCCAGTTATCAACATCTTCATCAACATCATCTTTTTTAACATCTTTAACTAGATGCTTATTCTTTTTATAGATAATCTCGCCTATCTTTTTTAATTCTTTACTATATTTAAGAATAAATTGATCGTGTTCTTCTTCTTTATTAATATCATTATCTTTAGCCCAATATTCAACATCACCAAGATATAATAATCTAATAAATAAGTTTTTAATATTATCTTTTGGTAAATTATAATAAGCCATTAAATCTTTAATAATAGTATCTCTATTAGCATTATACTTTTTCAAATATTTTGTATTAATATTATTCATATTACATATTTGCTCCAATATTACACAGTGCGCATTTACTATATCAATATCCTTATAAAAATCACGAGCTAGTGTATGCCTAATTTCTCTTCTAATACAATGTAACCCTAATGATTTAATAGGATTCACTCGACCTATATTATATCTTCTAGTGTAAAAAATGTCAGCAATACCTATATCTTCATTATCTTTTTGAATTTCAAATAATCTATTATATTTTTCCAATTGTTGTTTCTCATTTTCATATTTAACATACGGGTTTCTAAATGTCTGCTTTAATAATGTAGAATTAATTAATAAATCTAAAGTTTTCATATTAACTTTTTCAGTGCATACAAGATTATTAAGTTGACTATCACGAAGGTTAAATTTAAGACCAAACATTTTTATATTATATATATTAAACTAGATATTTTTTTAAATCTAAACTTTTTTAAAAAAATATTTTTAAATAATTTTAATAACTTATTATAAGTTAGCTGTATTTCTGCATTTCTTAGTTTTTAAATGATATGATTCAAAAGTAGAAACAAAAACTTCTGAATTACAAATTGGACAAATCATTGTTCCATATCTATCTCTATAGTTATAATCATAATCATAATTATAATTATAAACTGTAATTGTATCCCGTGGTTGAAATCTTTGTGAATGTTTATAAACAACTTTTTTCATATATTTTTTATAAAAATATGTCTTTAATTGTTATAAGTTATGCATCTCTTACTTCGTTTATGTTTTTCTAGATATAAATTTAAAACTTTTGCATTACAAATATCACAAACTACCCTCCCACCCTTAGTATTATTTTTATAATTTTCATAATATTTTTTATGATCATATTTATCTTCATACTCATATATTTTAATATTACCTTCTTTATCAATATGTTTAACAATCATCTATATATATAATACTAGATATTTTTTAAATGTTTTATATTAAAAAATCTATTTTTTGAATGCCTTTAATTCTTGCTCTTTAATATTAATAAATTTTTCAATATCCTTAATATATCTATTATCAAAAGGCATAATATCTATTGCATCTTTTAAATCTTCTAGTCTATCATTATAACCACTTTGACTAATATAATTTTCTTTTCTTAATATATCTAATCGTGATTTATATTGATTATATAAAATATCTTCATTGCTTTTAGATTCTTCAATAGGTTTAACTGCTTTCTTTTCAACAACTTTTTTATCAACAGGTTTAACTACTTTCTTTTCAATAACTTTCTTTTTAATAGGTTTAATTATTTTCTCTTCAACAATCTTCTCTTCAACAGGTTTAACTGATATATTACTTTTATATTCATCATATTTTCCACTTAACTGATTTATAATACTATCTCGTCTATAATCTTGTTTATCTACTCTACCCCTAAAAACATAAGTAATACCTCTCGTATAATCTATTTTACTTTTTAAAACTTTCAATTCTGCATCATCATTATTTTTCTTATATAAATCTAAACCACTTTTAAGACTATCATTTAAATCTTTGAATTCATCTTTATTAATTAACTTATCATCTTTTAATTTTTTGATATCATTTTTCAGCCTATCTCTTATTTTTGTAATTTCGTCATTATCTTTACGTTTTCCTTTTAATTCGTTTTTTAAAACAGATACAGAAGGCGTTTTAATATCATCATCAGCTATTATAGTTATAGATTTCTTTTTATTTCTAGTTGATAAGTTAGCTTTAGCAGTGATTGCAGGTCCCTCTTTAATTAATCCTGTAGGTGTTTCATACTCTAACTTTATAGGAACTCTTAATATAATATTCCCCCATTGTATTTTTGATGACATATATATAATATAATATAGATTATTTTTTCTTAAATTCTGGTAAATTTTGAGATCCTTTAATTTTTTGTTTTAGTTTAATCTGTTGTTTTAATTGGTTCTTATCTATTTCATCAACTGTTAAAGGTGTATCTTTTGTTATTCTTTTAGTTGGTCTATATACTGGGTATTCTTTATTACCTATATCTTTCCATTCTTCGTCAAACCATCTTTTGAGTGGTTTATTATTTTTAGAATCTTCATAAGTTCCGCCTAATGCTTTATAATATTGAACCAATAAACCTGAGTAGTAGGCATTCCATCTTTTATTATATGTATTTTCAATATATGCTTTAATAGTATCATATAATTCCTTATCTTTTGGGATCATATAATATTATATATAAATTTTTATCGGATTAACAAATAATTTATCGGTAAAATTAATTAATAAAAAATATTTAAGATTTTTCATAAGTAAAAATCTTTTTTTCTAATATATAATATATATTAATGTCTTATTTAAGCGATATTAAATTCGGGTTTAAAAATGAAAAAGATACTATCCATATTATTAGATTATATTTTCAAGATAATATTCAAAAAATGAAAAGGTATGATAAATATGATTTTATGGGTGAAAGTTGTTATTATGAATTAAAAAGCAGACGTAATAAATACCTGGATTATCCAACAACCCTAATACCATCTGATAAAATAGATGATACTAAGAATATAATATTTATATTTAACTTTATCGACGGATTATATTATATTAAATATAACAAAGAAATATTTGATACTTTTGAAAAGAAACCATTCAAAAGACGTCAACGAATTGATTATAATGATAAAGAAAAAGATTACTATTATATACCTATTGAAGCTTTGAATTATATTAGTATTTAAGGTTGTTCATTACTCATACTTTTAATTATTGCAAATTGTTTATCAATAATTTTCAATAGATTAGACATAACTTCAATATATTCTAAATGTTCACCATTAATATTTTTAGGATATTGAACAATTACATCTTTATACTCAGAATCCGAACATTCACCGCATCCTCCCTCCATTTCACCAGTTCCGGTTAACTTTCTAAAGAATGCCCCAACATCAGTAATAAATCGCGCGCCTTTTCGTGTAAATTCGGGTAGTTCTTTCATTAATTCTGAAACATCTTGAAAAACGAAATTATCAATATCGTCACTATAAAGGTTATTAGTTTCTAATATATCCCTAATAAATATTTGACAATTTTGAGTAAATGGATCATAAACAAAGAATTTATTAGGACCTATTCTATTAAGAGTTTTAGTTAACATATCATTAATATTTATTTTTTGATTTTCTAAATTAACATTCATAGTTTGTGTCTTATTTGTTGTTTGATAATTAAATGAAATATTAACGACTTCATTTTTTTCTATTATTATATTTCGTCCTGATACATTAACAATTAATGCTAAATGAAATAATTCGTCAAAGTTATATTTTTTCTTAAGCTTATCAAATTTACCAAGTGATATAACATTTAATAATTGACTTATAGCGCTTTGAATAGGCGTTCTATATATCATTATAGAATCTATATTTAATGATCCGTATTTTGATAATATTTCTTTAGCACTATCCGAATAATCTAACCTAGGACTAACTATAGCGTTAAACTTTGATTTTAAAAAGTCAAATAAACCTTCACCGTATAATGTATTATCTATTTTATCTAGATACTCTTTTTTCACATCACCATATATTAAAGTAATATCATCATTTATTTTTTTACTTCTATATGACTTCGGCTTAAAATAAGTTTTAGGATAATTTCTAAAACGATAACTATTTTCAGTTTCTCTATAAAAATGTTTACTACCTTTAATAAACTCTTTAGCTATTCGTTTAGCTTCATTCAAATCTACATTTTTTTTAATAATGACCGCGTGTAAGTTATAATTACTCATATATATATTATAATATAGATTATTATAATATATATTTATTTTGCCCATTCAGGCCTTTTATGATTATGTTTTTTACATATTGGGCAATTTTTAATATATACTATATCAACATTATATTCTAAACTACCTTCATATATATCACCTTCTGCATTATTTTTTTTAATGCAATCTAAACATAAATAATTATCACAAAACTCGCAATAATGAGTATCATCTTCGTGATATACTTCTTTACAAAGTAAACAATAATTATGTGTTACTCCCATATACATAATATTAGATTTTTTATATTATAAAAAAAATATAATATATATATATAATGAACGTATTAGATAGTATAGTTAAAACTCCAATGGGTGATGATACTATTAGAAAGTATTTCCCCGACGCTAAGATTATTTTATATTCTGATTTAGATAACTATAAAAATTTAAATGATTTACTAAAAGATGATATTGATTATTGTTTTATATTATATGAACAATCACCACATAACGGTCACTGGGTATTAATTGGAAAATATCCATATAATAATAAGACATTTTATGAATATTTTGATAGTTACGGCGGAAAAATAGATGAACCTTTAGGTTGGAATGACGATGAAACAAATGAAGAATTAGAACAAGATAAACCTATATTAAGTAAGTTATTTAAACTAGCAAACGGTGAGAAAATATATAATAATATAGCTTATCAAGAATATAGCGATTATAATGATATTAATAGTTGCGGTCGTCATTGCTGTTTAAGAGTTATGTTTATTACTAATCAAGATGTGCCTAGTATATTATCATTTTATTATCAGTTTATGTCTGAATTATCAAAGAGAACTAATTTAAATTATGATCAAATAGTAAGTAACTTTATTAATAAAAAATAATAAAATCTAATTTAAATATATAAATGAGTTATAATGAGCCAGATCATACATATATAGATACCAGCGTTATTAATAATGACACAACCGGAACAAATCCCCGAAGTGTTTTAACTTTCAGTGAATCAAGAACTACGCCATATGTCCAAAATCCTAGCGATTATTATTTATCTATTATTAGGTTTTCTCTTCAATCTTCCAGTCTTCCAGTGTTTATTCCACAGGTAATTGTAGGACAAGCAGACCCAAATAAAACTATTTATAGTATTACATTAAAATATAAAGCTTTTGAATATCAACAATTTATTCAATATGAACCACAAGATAAAAGCGCACCAGTTGCAAATCCTCCTTTAGTTAGTCAAGATATGAGCACTAAGTATTATTATGTATACTCTTATCAACATTTCATTAAATTACTAAATCAAGCTTTTGACCTCGCATACGCAGGATTAAACGCACTAGTTATAGCAGGTGGTGATGTTTTACCATCTTCTAATATTCCTTATATTGACTATGACCCCAATTCTAAACTAGCTAACTTAATAGCAGATAAGGCGGGATATGATGAAGCATTAGTAGATCCTATTAAAATATATTTTAATAGCCCCCTATTTCACTTATTCGCCACAATGCACGCCGAATATTACGGAATAAATGTAACTAATGGTAAAAACTTCCAATTATCAGTATATGATACCAAAGGTAATGAATTATTAATGGGAACATATACAGCCTTAATTATGTATCAAGAGTTAACAACTGTTGCGCTTTGGTGTCCTATTCAATCTATTGTATTTACTTGCGGATCAGTTCCTGTTGCTTCAACTCTTACAAGTCCCGCTAAAGTATTTAATTCTTCACAGTCTCTATCAAGTGTTATTTCTAGTAATACTACCCAACCAGTAATGACTGATTTAGAAATAGGAATAGACGCCTTAAATCAATATACACCTAATATTCTTTACGTTCCACAAAGTGAATATAGACTTAGTGACCTTATCGGAAATATTCCCCTTTATAATATTGATATATCCGTTTTCTGGAAGGATAGATTCGGAACTTTAAGACCATTTGAACTTAATTCGGGTTGTGGTTCAGATATTAAAATTATGTTAAGAAAAAAATCATTTAATCGTTAATTAATTAGTTAAGAAACATATAAAAAGTATAAAAATATAAATATATAATTTTTTCTAATATTATTATATATATATGTCTGCTCAATTTGAAAAACAACTCGTATTAGATCCTCGTCTCCAAGCTACATCTAACATTAGATTTGGTGTCTATAAGGGTGCCCAAAATGTCACTAGTGCTAAATATACTGCTAATTCTAACACATCTTCGTCCGCTGTTTGGAACATTGCGGTCCCCTCCCAAACAACTATGATTGATACTCACGTTCTATTGAAAGGAAAACTGAAAGTTACTTTAGATGCCGAGGTTGATTTAACTGATGTATCACTTGCTCCATTCCCCCTTCATCAATGGATGACTAATGTATCAGCTACTATCAATAGTAACCAAGTGTCAGTAAATATGAATGACTGTCTAGAAAGTATTATCCGTTCTCTTCCTAAGGAACAATTAGCTAATTTTGAAGGAATTACTCCTGTTCAATCTGATGCATATTTTAAATATGGTGCAGGAAACAAAGAAAATCTTAATTCTCCATTTAATGGTTATAATGCGACTGGGGTTGAAAATTATCTTCACCCTAATGGGGCTTTTCCTATTGTAAAAGCAGATGCTGGTGGTGGAAATTTTTCATATACTTTTGAATCAGTCGAACCCCTACTAATGTCTCCCTTTACTTTTGGACGGGCTGAATCCTGCGAGAGTGCCCTCTATGGTGTAACTAATATGTCTTTTAATTTCAATCTCGGAAATATTAATAGAGTTTTAAGAATTGCTAGTCCTGCGAATGTTGTATCTGTAGAATGGGTTGACAATACCCCCCCTGTTTTAGAATTTTTCTTTTTAACTCCTGACCCAAGCGTCTCTCGGCATTTAGATTCAAAAAATAATCATAAATATTATAAATTCGATAGGGTGCTCACTCCAGGCTCACTTATTAATAATGGTGCAACTTATACTGTTACATCTACTACAGTTCAACTTAATTCAATTCCCGATAAGTTATTCATTTTCACAAAATCCAAAGGTGCAAAGGCTAATCCAATCTATGGTGATCATCATTTATCTATTGAAAACATTTCTCTTAACTGGAACAATCAATCGGGATTATTAGCTAACTTTAGTCCTCAACAACTTTATCAGTGCTCACGCGAGAGTGGCATTCAACAGTCTTGGCTAGACTGGTCTGGGGTAGCTCGTATTGCTGGTGCTAATGTAGCTACATCTGGCTCTATGTTGGTTTTAGATTTTGGTAAGCATATAGCTCTTCAAGAGTCATATCTCGCCCCGAACTCACTCGGTAACTACAACTTACAGATGAATGTCCAACTTAAAAACAACACTGGTGAAAACTTCGCTGGTAATGAATATGATCTTTACATTATTGCTATGACTTCCGGGGTGCTTTCACTCGATAAGGGAACCGCTGCGGTTTATACTAGTCTTCTCAGTGCCGAAGATGTTCTTCAGGCTGCCGATATGGAACCAATGTATAAACCAGATGTTGATAGATTCATTGGTGGTTCTATCTTCGATAACATTAGATCCGCTCTTCCTAAAATGCTACCCGTAGCTCGTCAAGTATTAGAGATGGTGCCTAATCAATATGCTCAAGCCGCGGCTGCTGGATTAAAAACTTTAGGTTATGCTAAAATGGGAATGCAACATAGAGTTAAGTAAAATAATATTTTAATAATATAAATATAATAATATCTCTTATTATTATATATATAATGTTGAATACTCAATACGGTCGAGAAGTAGCGAATAAATTAACTAAAAATACTGAAGAAATGATTAAGAATATGAGAAAGAATAACTATTACCCCCAACCTTATGGTATTAATTATGATGACGCAAAAAATAAATTAGAATCATTAGTAGGTGTTGGTGGTGATAAACCTTCAGAATTTCAATTTAAATTTTTAGATAATTATGAAGATGAAGTTAAAAAATATTCTCAGGTTGTAATGGCTACATCTGGTGATCAAATTAGTAGCTATACGCCCGCTGAATTATATAAAGGTTTCGGTTTAAAGAAACGATATTCTAGACGGGGAAAAGGTCTTAGTGCTGGTGGTTTAAGTGCTGGGGTTAAAGAACAAGAAAATAAAGAATCATTACAACCATTTTTAAATAAAGACGCTTTAGTAACTGGTGCTAATCCTTTTGGTGATACTGCGTTTGATTTAGGAGAAGAAAAAATGAAAACTCAGATTAAAGTTAATAGAAAACGAAAAAGTAAAACTGGAGAAGGTCTAAGTGCTGGTGGAATGTCTGCCGGTGGTTTATCTGCTGGTGGTCTAAGTGCTGGTGGAATGTCTGCTGGTGTTAAAAGAGGAAGAAAGAAGAAAACTACAGAACCAAAACAAATGAAAAATAGAGTTAAAAAAGCCAAAGAAGTAAAAGAAATGATTAAGGAGGTATTAGATGGAGCTAATCTTATAGACCAAAATATACTACCGGGAAAACAAATGGGCGAGGGGAAACCAAAATCTAAAAAACCTAAAGGTAAAGTTCCTGCACATTTAAATAAATGGTTAGATCACGTTAAAAAGGTTAAATCAGAAAACCCCGGGGTTAGATATAAAGAAGTTTTGGTTCTAGCTAAAAAAAATTTTAAGTAATAGACTTTTTAATATAATATATTAATTAAATAAAATCTAATTAATATATATATATGTCGCGTAAATCAGAGATTGAAAGATTTTTAAATTATGAGAAAAACTATAACGAACGAATTTTTAGGAATGCATTAGACGCTGCTAGAATATACGATACAGAAAAAGCACCTAGAGAAGATAGGGATTTATTAAGTGAGTCTCAATTTCAGACTAAAGTAGAAGATCTACTAAGTCTTTTAGAACGTAAAATTAATATAGGCGCTGATATTATTGATAATAAAACGGTTAGTTCAAAAGAACGAAATCTATTTTTAGAAAATATACCAATTATTAGAACTTGGAATGATTTAGTTAATACATATAATAATATAGCTAGCTTATCATCTCGTGGTGTTCTCGAATCATCTATCCAAACTCTAGGCCAACCATTAGAAATTCTGATGGAATTATACGAACAAGTTATTAATGAACTTAGAATGATTGATAGATATGATGAACGTTATAATATTGGATTAGGATTTATTAATGAAATATTATATCAAATTAGAAATAAATTTTATAAACCATTTGATAAAAATCTACTTATTATAAGTGGTAGAAGCTTTATTTTTGAACCGGAATTTATTGATGATGAAGAATTTTTTAGACGAATTGAAGATATTAGTGATTCAATAAGCACTACAAGTAGTTCTACACGAACTAGAGTTAGTGATATTCCAGCAGAAGGTGATATTCCAGGAGAGGGAGGTGTTCCAGCGGAGGGAGGTGTTCCAGAAGGACAAGACATACAAGCTATAGATGTTATACCAATTAGTAGAGGTCCAGTTATAGGTTCTAGATGGGATCCAACTTGGGGAGTATTAGATGAACGATATAAAAGCGTTGTAGAATATATATTATCTAAGAATCCATCATTAGATATATCTGATGAAAGATTTAATAATATTTTTATAAAAAGAAAAGATCCAAGTGAACCAGAAAGAGCAAGTAAAAAATATGATTATAAAGTTACAGAAGAAGTGCTTAGTAATGCAATATTAGAATACGCTAAATCTAATTTTAATGATATTCCCCGATTATTTTTAGATATGCAAAATGCAGGAGTTAGTAGAATTGTTGAATTAGATAAAAATCAAAAAATAGTTGGTATTTTAACTAATACTAAGTCAATTAAACCAAATGATAAAGATTCATTATTAAAAACTTGGAATTGGTTACAAAATTATAGCCAACCATCCCCCGCATCAAGTAGTGGTTTTACGGGAAGAATAGAAAGAGTAGGAGAGAGTGAAAGTGAATCACAAGGAGTCGCTGCCAAATCAAAAGAAGAAGATACAGGTAGTGGAAGACAATATAGAAAAACTAAAGTAGTAGATAATTATATGGTTCGTGATTTACCAAAACAATTTACATTTACCCCCCTTAGGATATTCCACGATGATGTCTTCTAAATAATTACTTAATAATTATTATAATATAATTATTAGATAATTACTATATAAATATACTAGATAATTACTAAGTAAATATTATAATATAATTAAAGAGTAAAAATAACGTTATTTTTACTCAGTAAATAGCATTAGATAATTATTAAGTAATTAATTTAAGATAATTACATATTAAAAATCATTATTTATGTATTTTTTCAGTATTAAATTTTAATATATTATTTTTATCAAATTCAAAATAAAAAATAAATTTAACCGGTCTATTATATATAAAATATTTTTTCATTAATATAGTATATATATTTTTCTAATTAATTATATATGCCATATGAAATAGTTAAAAGCACTATTAAAGGTAAATCTGGTTATCGTGTTCGAAAAGTTGGAACGCGCGAATATTTTTCAAAACATCCTTTATCATTAGAAAAAGCTAAAGCACAAATAATTGCGATAAGAATATCAGAAAGTAAAAAATAATTATTTATTAATACTAATATCTTTTAAATCTACTGTTTTATTTTCATTTTGTGGTGAGTTTGTCTGTAATTCTATTTCAGAGTTACAACATTTAGATTTTTTAACTTTATTAAACATTCTTTCTATAATAAGTAATACATTAATTATAACACTAGCAATAAGTAGATTAGTTTCTTGATCCATATATTATATATTATATATTATATATTATATATTATTTATATAACCTCAAAATTTGGTTTAACATAATATGCCCAAGCTAAAAGAGATAACCAACGACGATAAGTAGGTTTGATATTATACGCGCCTAAAGTTCTAGCTATAAAAGAATTTCTTTTCTTTTCCCAAAATTCATTTAATATAGGATTATTTTTATAATACGTTAGAAAACCTTTATTAGATCGTGCAACTTTTGAAACGCCCAATTGTTCCATAATTGGAATAAATGGTTTAATACTAGAATAAGGTATTAATTGATAAGTCATTATAATAATTTATATAATTATTATAATATTTATTTATTTTCTAATGCTTCTAATCTTTCTAAAATATTATTAATAGTATTCTGTTGTGTTATTTTAGTTGCTTCTAATGCCTCTATTTGTGCTTTCTGTGCATCTATTTGTTCTTTTTGAGAAACACATAGTGCCTCCAGTGCAGTGCTTCCGGCGACTTGTGTATCTATCATATTCATTGCTTTCTTTAGGGCACCATACATCATTTTAAATATTTGGTCTGTTTGTAAGTTTTTGAAATCTTCTATAGTTGTACCATCAGCAAATTCTTCAGATGTTGTAATAACTGCGTTGGGGTATATTTGTTCGACTTCTTGTGCTATAAAACCTAAAACATTCCTATCATCGACTTTAGGTAGTTTCTCCTCGTTCCATTTGAAACGTTTTAAGTCTAATTGTTTGACATTTTCGTAACATAAATCATAATCTGCGACTTCTATATTATCCTTTATTCTTAAATCTGAACCTGTAAGCCATTGTGCAGTCGTAAGTTTTCTAGCGTTATCAGTTGCTAAATCTAATTCCATACTAGTGCCAGGTGCCTTATTAAGACCTAAGCCTACATTTGCTGGGAATATGCCCATAGTTCCATTATTATATTGAATAATTTGACTTAAGTTATTTGCGGAATTTTGTAATTCAAATACTGCTAAATCTGTTGTATTTAATGACCGCACTCTTACTGCTTGTGCGACTTCGAGGTTACGATTAGGATTTGTTAAACCAATGCCTAAACGAGATGTTGGAATATGTACTTGATTTGTTGTGTTTGTAAATCTCATACATCCGCCAGTATTTCCACCGCACCCAATGCTTAAAGGAGAACTATTAGCAGGCATTGATGTTATTACTGTATCGCCATTTTGAACGCAATTTAAATAGGAGGTATCCCCAGCAACCCAAGGAATAAAGCCTATATATTTACCTGTTGAAGTTTCGCTTAGTTTTAGTGAGAAATCCGTAGTTTGTCCTGTTCTATTTATTTCTAAATCACCGTTACTATTTAATACCATACGTTCTACACCTGCCGTAGTAAATCTTAAACTATCTGTCGGGTGTGAATATAAAATTCTACCTCTCAATGCGAAATCTGTATTACGTTGGAAATCAATAGTTCCAACGTTTGTAGTAGGATTAACACAGGCTATCGTACAATCTCTTAAAGACTGTAATCTCATACCAGCATTAGCACCAGAATCATTAACAGTTCTATCATTTTGAATTAAAAATTGAATATTACGTTGTTCGCTAGGTCCATTATATAAAGTTAATTGTCTTGCTGGTGCGTTTGTGCCTATACCTATGTTTCCGTCTCTTGTTAAATTCATAACATCCCGAATAAATGTTCCAGTGTTATTGTAAGAATATATACTAAGTATATTACCACCATTTCCTACTCCTGTCTCATCTTCATTAATACCTATGTTCCATTTCAAAAAGTTTTTAGTTTGGAATCCTAAAAATCTCTGTCCGTCCAAAGCAATCGAATTTGGTTTATTCATAATAATAGCACCCAATGGGGTCAAGGCGGCATTAATTTCTAATTTAGTGCTAGGTGCGGTTGTTCCAATACCTACGTTACCATCAAGATTAATACGCATTCTTTCAGTTAATGCTTGAGTTGTAAATCCAAAAGGTCGGGTTAAGAAAGCCATACCTCCTTGTAATTCTCCAAATCCTTGAACTGCGTTAAGTGTTCCTTTAATAGAAGACATTGGTGTATATGTAGGAAATTCAGATATACCAAAACCTACAGCACCACCGTGTCCTGAACTATTATTACCAGCACTAATTATTAATCCAGTTCCATTTGTACTATTATTAATTTGAACTTTATCCTGTGGTGTGGTTGTTCCAATACCAACATTACCATTAGCAGTAATAGTTAAAGCAGGTGTATTATTATTATTAACGTGGAAATTCATATTGTTACTAGAGTTAGAATAGTGTATTCTGCCCCTAGCATTTGTTGTGGAATCACCAAAGTTAATTCTAGATTGTTGAGAAGCACCTGATTCAAGTCTCATTGTTGTATTACCTCCACCTGAGACTAATGTTAACCCCCCATCATCCCACGAACCAACAGTAGAATTATTAATAACTTGATTAATTTTAGCACCAACACCTCCTGATGCGTAAACATCCATTACATTAGTTTCAAAGTTTGATGTTATACCTGCAAGATATGGTTGTCCAGTTCCACTTTTAATTTTAAAATTTTGGGCTGTCATATCAAACATCTCTATACTTGTTCCGTCTACTGCACCAGATAAACTACCACCTGATAATGGTAAATAAGGTAAACTACCTAAACCATTATAAGTAGTAGCTGTAATAGTATCAACCGTAATAGAACTAGACTTAGTATAAAATTGTAAAGTATTAGTTTCAATATTGCTTAATACTCTTTTAGCTACATATGATTCATTAATATACACATTAGACTGAACATCATAAGCTGTAGGTAATACTGATTCACTATATGGGGGTTCCCAATTAAAACCTCCGAATTCATTATTAAAAGTAAGTAATCTACTATTAGTTCCCGTATAGTCTAATAAAAATGTTGGAAGTGTAGGACCAGTTGGAAGATATTGTCCATATAGATTATTATAAGCTGAATTATTAATAGTGTAATATTGTCCAGCGTTTACAAAGTTACCGTTTTCGTCATATGTAGCGCCTCTAATCTGTGTTTTGTTATTATTCCATTCTAAACAGATAATATACCATCCTGGTAGGGGTTCACCGTTAATATCATATGCTTGAACCTGACGCATACTATGAACAATACCACTATAAGTATTAGTTAAAACACCTGTTGGTAGCATATCTTTAAAATAAGTATTATTACGTAGATTAGATCCGACTTGAGATTCTAAGAATGTATCAAAAGTAGAGCCTCCACCACTAGGCACTATAGAGTTAATAGCATCATTTAATGCTTTAGAAGTAGGCGCAGTTGTTTGACTTGTTGATGTATAGTCATTAGTAAGTTGAACTATACCTGCTACACTAGTAGATGCTGTAGGTAAGTTTGAATAAGTATTAGCATATAGAGTGCTAGCTACTGTTAAAGCACCTGTCATAGTGTCGCCTGTTTTTGATACTTTACCAGATGCTAGAGTGTTAGCAGTATTAGCTAAGTCATAAGCTTGCTTTACTGCATTAGCTGTTCCGGCTTGAGTTGTTGAGGTAGAGTTAATAGTATCGTTTAACTGAACTATACCTGATATACTCGTTGATGATTGCGGAAGGTTAGAATATGTATTAGCATATAGAGTGCTAGATACAGTTAAAGCGCCTGTCATTGTATCGCCTGTTTTTGATACTTTACCAGATGCTAGAGTGTTAGCAGTATTAGCTAAGTCATAAGCTTGCTTTACTGCATTAGCTGTTCCGGCTTGAGTTGTTGATGTAGAGTTAATAGTATCGTTTAACTGAACTATACCTGATATACTCGTTGATGATTGCGGAAGGTTAGAATAAGTATTAGCATATAGAGTACTAGATACAGTTAAAGCTCCTGTCATAGTGTCGCCTGTTTTTGATACTTTACCAGATGCTAGAGTATTAGCAGTATTAGCTAGGTCATATGCTTGCTTTACTGCATTAGCTGTTCCGGCTTGTGTTGTTGATGTAGAGTTAATAGTATCGTTTAACTGAACTATACCTGAAACAGATGTTGACGCACTAGGCAGATTAGAATAAGTATTAGCGTATAGAGTACTAGATACTGTTAAAGCACCTGTCATTGTATCGCCTGTTTTTAAAACATAATTACTTAAGTTAATAGCATCTACTCTATTTTGTAATAATAAAAGTTTATTTTCATCGCTATTAAACTCTGTAGGAATTGATGGAAGATTTAAGGCGGATATATTAGTATTAGAGAATAAAACCGGGTTATATCCTGCTGTTGTATAAGCACTAGCTCCTGCCGTAGTAATTCCTACTTGAACTCCTGTAGCATTCGCTGCGAGTCCCCATCCTGCCCTATAGAATTGATCTATAGTAGCTACATTATTAAAAGCATATACTGGTAATGAAGAAGAACGCCCTACTACTGATAGATCAAGTGCTAGGCAACCTTTACCACCAAAAGGACTAGTAGTATGTCTGTTAGTAAATGTATTATTTAAAATAAAAACATCTTTAATAGTATTATAAGCATTTACTGTTGAACCACCGAATAAGACAACAAAAGCGTTAGATTCATTCATTACATTATCTTTAATAATATAAGTTAAACCGTCAGTTATCCCCCTAAATGATTCAACATTTACAAATTGAATACATACACCGGTTGAAGTATTACCTATTAAATTAATAGTTCCTGTTTTAATATCATTTACGGAAGTTTCAAGAATATGAATAAGTCTATTAGCTGTATCAATAGTTTGATTAAATGTATTTTTATAAACAAAACAATTACCAACAGAACGATAAATACTAATAGCGCGTCTTGTTGTTGCTGTTCCTTGTGTTTCAAATAAACAATTACTAATAATTCCATTACGTGATCGTAAAACAATACCGAATTTATTATAGACTATACGGCATCTATTTACTATAGGATTATTAACAACATCACCTGAAGAATTAGAAAAGTTAAGGGCGAAATTATCACTAATACTAGAAGTAAAATTAATAGTTAAGTTACTAAACATTACATAATCTGCTTGAACATTTAATAAAGTTGTTAAGTTAGTTACTGCCGGCGCATTTCTAATAATACAAGTATCGCGGTTTTCTCCAAATATTACCACTTGTTTAGTAATAGTTAAGGTTGTAGATATATCTATATTAGTATTTGATAGAATTCTTAAAATGTGACCATCCCTGACATTTGAGGATGCTAAGGCCGTCTGTAAATCCGAAAAATCACCACCTGTTCCTATCGTCCAGTTCCAATTCTGCGGAATTTGAATTTCGTTAGCTCTACTTAGGGGCTGTAACTGTTGTTCTATTTGTTGATTAACAAAAGTAGAATAATTAGCTAGAGTTTTACTACTTGGCGCGGTTGTTGTTGAAGTGCTAGTATAATCATTTGAAAGTTGAACCACCCCTACTGATGTTTCGCTAGATAGTGGTAGATTTTGATAAGTATCTGCATATAATGTGCTCAATACTGTTAAAGCTCCTGTCATTGTATCTCCTGTTTTATTTACTTTATTTGATACTGAGCTATTAGCTGTATTTGCTAGATCATATGCTTGCTTTACTGCATTTGCTGTTCCTGCTTGAGTTGTTGAGGTTGAATTAACACTATCATTTAATTGGACTATACCAGATATAGAGGTTGACGCATTAGGTAGATTAGAATAAGTATTAGCATATAATGTAGAGTTTATAGTTAGATTTCCTGTAATAGTATCTCCAGATTTATTTACTTTAGAGTTTGCTAGATCATATGCTTGCTTTACTGCATTTGCTGTTCCTGCTTGACTTGTTGAGGTTGAATTAACACTATCATTTAACTGAACTATACCAGAAACAGATACAGAAGCTGTAGGTAAGTTAGAGTAGCTATCGGCTGATATATTACCATTTACTAATAATCCGTTTTCACTTAATTCACTTTTAACTATTCCATCAATTCTATTAATTATTTTATAATCCGGCCCTTCATCATTATAGATTAATAGATTGCCAGAATTATCGCTAGTAACTTTCATATTTAATAAAGTATTATCGCTTAACTTAAATTTATATTCATTTGATAAAATTGAGTTAGTATCAATATCATCTGTTGTAATATTGCTATCTTTTGAATACCATATTAAAGAAGCTAATGTAGGATTACTTAAAATTCGATTAGGTAAAAATGGTTCATTAATATAAACAATTTCTTCGAATTCACCACTAGGATTTCCCGCTATTGTATCTAAAATAAATGTTTCGGTTGTTATATCAAATCTTAAAGCCCTATATTGATTTAATGCGCTATTATAATCTAGTAAGAATGATAAATTAGATATCTTAACATTACCATAGTTTGAACTAAAAGCTGAACTTATGGGGGTATAAAATGTGCCCGTTGAAACTAAAGCGCCTAATTCATTATAAACACGTCCGGCTACTTGTGTTTTAGTTAATAAATCATTATAAACTAAACAAATAATTCTATATTCATTATTTGGTAACTGGGCATAATAAACAGATCTAACGATGCCATCTTGTTGAACTAAACGATTACCAATAGGGACAAATTTATTTGTATAAATATTATTTTGAATTGTGGCCCCGTCATAGCATTCAAGCCTAGACAATGCCTGACCGATAACTACTTGTGTATCTACATTAAGTGTATTTGCGTTAATTGTATCCGCGTTAATGTTTTCAATATTTCCTGTGTTCGCGTTAATTGTTTCTGTATTAACTTCGATCTGTAGATTTCTTAAAAAATTATTAAAGTTCTGTGCTGTGTTAAAACTACTAGTTGTCATATATATTATATTATATTATATTTTTTATTTTTATTCGTTAAATTAAAAATATATAAATAATTTCTAAGTAATTATATATGTCTAACAAGTTTATTAATAATTTAGAACAGAAACTACAAGAAAAAAATCTAACTAAATCTTCTATTGATTACTATATTAAAAATTTAGAAAGATTAAACGAAGGACCACTTAAAAATTTAAAATTTTTAGATAATTTTGATAATATAATGGATAAGATTAATAAATATAAAGATACTACTAAACGATCTTATTTAATATCTATTGTTTCTATTTTGGGGACTTATAGTAAACCAAAGCTTATTAAAAAATATCAAGATGAAATGTATAAACAACACAATCTAATTAAAGAAGCTAATAAAGATAATAGTAAAACCGATACACAGAAAGATAACTGGATGGAATGGGAAAAAGTTAAAGAGATTAAAGATAATCTTAAAAATGATGTTTCAAAGTTTTCGAATAAAAAGAAAATTAATGAAGATCAATATAAGATATTATTAAATTATTTTGTATTGTCATTATACATTGATATACCACCTAGACGTAATAAAGATTATTTAGAAATGTATGTAGTTAAAAATAAAGGACAAACTGAAGATAAATCTAAGAATTATTATGTTATTGATGATAAAGAAATGATATTTAATACTTATAAAACTAGTAAGAAGGAAGAACAGCTAGTTATTAAAGTTGAAGATGAATTATTAAATAGTTTTAATGTTTATCTCAAATATCATCCATTAAATAAACAAATTGAGTATCCACTTTTAGTAAACTATAAAGGCGAACATTTGAATAAAATTAATAGTATCACTAGGTTATTAAATAATATATTTAAAAAGAATATTAGCTCAAGTATGTTAAGACATATTAGAGATACTGAAAAATACGGGAAAGTATTACAAGATATGAAAGAAGACGCTAAACTAATGAGTCATACTGTAGAGACTAAATTAGAAAATTATATTAAAGTTTAATATAATAAAAAATCTAAACTGATATAATATACTTATATGAGTTTAAATTTAGAAAATATAGGAAAACCGTTAGCTCGTGTTGTTGGTGGTAAATATAATAATAAAGTTGTTAGTGTTTATGATAAAAAAGATGATGAAATTAAAGAGATGCAATACATCAAATTAAAAGATGATGAATATTTTCAAATAATTCCGGGATATGGTGGTGAACGTGATTGTTTATATATTTGTGGTGCGTCTGGAAGTGGTAAATCAACCTTTGCTTCTAAATTTATTAAAGATTATATTAAACAAAAAAAGAAGAAAAAGGAAGAACCTAATATTTATTTATTTTCGGCAAAAAATGAGGATGAGGCATTAGATGATCTAGTTCAAAGAGTTGATATTAATGATGATTTAATAGAAAATCCTATAACTATAGAAGAAACTAGTAACTGTTTATTAGTATATGACGATATAGACGTAATTAATAATAAGAAACAAAAAGAGGCAGTGTGGGATTCTCTTAACAATAGTTTACAGATTGGAAGGTCTTATAATGTATCAGTTATTATTACTAACCATTTACCAACTATGGGAAAAGCAACGGGGATAGTGTTGTTTGAGTGTCACTCTGTTACATTCTTTCCTAATGATCTTAATAGAAAGTTAAGATATATGTTAGAAAGTTACTGTGGATTATCTCAACAAGATATTGATAAGCTGAAGAAGATAAGGTCGCGCTCAATAACAATATTTAGACATTATCCTAAAGTAGTAATGAGTGAAAAGCTTGTATTTATGCTTAACGATATAGATAACCTTTATAAAAAGGGGATATTAGAGTAATTAGTGTAGTCTGAAAAAAACTATACTTAAAGATATTCGTTTTAGTGATGATTTTAATAATAGTAATTAGAAACTCATATTATATTTAGTAATACAGATACCTTTATAAAAAGGGGGATATTAGAGTATCTATAAGTTGGGGTGACCCGGGG